AATCTACCATAAATGCAGAATCAAATGTACTTGACAGAATAGTTCCACTTGTTAGATTAAAAAAAGCAGTTGCTGAAGCAGTCCCTACATCATTAGACAAACCAACAATATCCCTACCATTAGCCTTAATAAAGAAAGAGAAAGAGTAATCAAGACCTGATGTAGTTGTAGGACCTGTTGTTCTTCTTATAACGTGCGCTCCTGTTGATGTATCTTCAGTAACTAAATCTGCATTTACCGAGCCATCAGGACTCAAAGAAGAATCTGCTGAAATAGATAAACCTACAAGACCATTATTCCAAAGATTTAAATCCTCTGAGTAGTCATATAAATTAGTAGAAGCAGGTTCAAGTAATAAACTCGGACAACCGCCATCTAAATAATCTAATCTTGGAACGTCTTGTGCTACGCTTTCTATTAATCCATTTTTATTTACTCTCGTTTGGTCAGCCGATGTGCCTCTATCGAAAGTGAAATCACCATTACCATTTACAGGTAATTGACTATAAACTTTAGTAGCCTTTACCCCACTCGGTATTAATGCTATTGATTCTAATGCCATTTTATATCTTTTTTTTTATACGTTTTCTAAACAATCAAATGCCTCGACAGATCCTCCATCGTCTACAACTCTGAAATAATAATCCCAGTTTCCGTTAGGTCTTAATGCTCTGGATGCACAATCAGCAGCCTCTACAACTCCACCATCTGCTTGTACTCTTGATACATAACGATCAACTAAAGTAGAATCTCCAGCACTTTCACGATATGCAATACCCCAAGAGATAGTATTATCCTCTACTCCGTTTCCCCAATAAGAACTTGAGTATATTGCTCCCCATCCGATGTTATTTCCTTGCGACATCTTGTTTCTCTTTTAAATATTTTTCTAACTTAATAATGTTCTTTTTCTTTGGTTTATAGATTGCTTTTCTTTTATTCATTATAAAACCCAATTTGAATTATTTATGTCTTTTTCTGGATATACATCTTCGTTAGAATTGTCGTTGTATTCTGGGAATAATTGACTATAATTACACATATAATCCACAAACCTCCTCGTGTAATATTCGGCTAAATCCCTTTCTTTTTGTACCAGGAAATCTACTTCCTCTTTGTTTACCGATTCACTATTTTCCGAAGTATGCTTAAATACTCCTCCGTTTCGAATTTGATATGCAGCAAAAGGTAAATAAGAAACCATTGCCCAATGAATTAACATAGGTTGAACATAAGTATTGACTAAAGTCAAATAGTTACCAGACAAAGTACCAGCAATAATATCAGAACTAATCTTATTGTATAATTCAGATCCTAAGTAATTTTGTATATGTACCTCTTGAGCAATCTTGATGTATGGAATAAACTTATCCGTATCAACATTCCCATCTAAAATAGTATTCTTTACTAAATCCGTTCTACTTATGAATAATGCAGTTGCCATATCTTATCCTTTATAATTTGGGTGATGCCCTTGATTCTCCATATCCTTTGGTGCTATCTTAGACTTTTTATGTCCTGCTGGTCTTGGTGTGTAAGACTTAGGGATAGAATCCACTTCTTCGCTACTTGATAACGCTTTATCTTCTACATAAGTTCCATCAGTTTTCTTCTTTAGTCTATACAAAGCCTCTTTCCAATAATGACCACACGAAACTCCACCTTTGTACTTAAATAAATCGTATGGTTGACCTTTATGTCCAAATCTTCTGTTTATTCCCTCTCGTGATGCTTTATCTATGTCCTCTAATCGATACACAACACCTCTTGAGGTTCTTCCCATCATAGCCTTACAGAAACCTCTTGAGTTAGCACTTGAATACTTCTCGGCATATTCATACCTTACTTTATAAATCGATTTGTCTAAGTAACTTTCCTTGCTTGGTTTTGATGTGATAGTCTTAGCCATCTTTTGAAGTAGATTCTCTTTAGGCTTAATCAATTTCTTTGCCCAATCTTCTACTGATTCGTTTTCTTGACTATATTCTCTTTGATCAACTAACTCCCATTCGTCATCTACAACTTCACCTTCCAAGTTTTGTAACAAAGATTCAAATTCCTCATCTGTTAAATCAATCTCTCCTTTATCTTCTTTAGATAATTGAGCCAACTTAACACCAGTTTCTACTTCTCTCGTTTCTTCGTCTTGTACGTTGTCTAAATCCGTAAACTCTAATGGTTGTAAGGTCTTAAAGTACAGTTTTAAAGCAATTCCATTGATTGCAAGTACTCTATTAAGGTTTTCGATAATTAAATCTTGAAAAGGCTTTATAACGATGTTATCCATTAAGATACTCGCTTGTTTCAATTCATCAGCATTGTTTCCTAACCCTGTGTTGTCTTTAATTCCTAAAAGCATAGGAGATACTACCCTATGAGCAACCATTATCTTACGCATTGATTCGTCTGATAAGAACTGATATTGTTCGTGAGCATCCGATAATTGTACTGGTTCTATTGTCGCTTGACTATCTTTGTTGTCGTTAAATGCTAAAATAAAGTTACCAGCGTTAGAACTTCCAGAATATTTGTTTTTAATCTTTTGTTCTATTTCCCTTTGTGCTTCTTTATCTGGAACACCATTGTTAAAGTTTATTAACATATTAGGAGACATTCCATTCAAGATATTGTTCAAGTGAAAGTTAGAAATCTCCTCTTCTAACTCTGCGTATTGTAACCCACCTTGATAGTCTGGAGTAGCATAATAGAACATTCCAGCCTTGTAGGGTTTGATGTATAATATCTCTAACTTTGCGTGTCTACCATTACCTAATGATCCAAATGCAGGAATCTCTTTTAAAACATCGTTTCTTTTGTATTCCGACCAATCGTGATGGTAGTAGTATGCTTTTACATAATCGTCATCTTTTTCGCACTTCTTTGCTCTTAAAGTTTCGATAGGAATATGCTCTACATAAAGAACTTTCTGCCCTCTGCTATCAAATTGAATCTGTAAAGCACCTTGTCCAGTTAATTTAACTTCGTGTGTTAATTTTCTTAAACAATCGTCTTTAATCAACGATTTCATCTGAGCATACTCATTAGGCTTTCTACTGGAATCCGTAGCATCCAATCCTCTACCAAAAATCATTTGAGAGATTCCGTTAATGATAGCGTTGTTAGTAGGACTTCCGTTGTACCTATCAATCAAATATTGAAAGTAATCATTGTTCTGCCCAAAAGACACAAAGTCCTCATTTTTGTTCTCTACTATCTCTGGTGCAGTATAAGTTGATAAACTTACAAAACCTATCGATGTTTCTTTCTTTTTAGTCATAAATTATAAAATCATTGTTTGCAGATTGCTCAATATATTCCGATTCGTTAGGAGTGTAAAACGTATTAGTGTTTTGATCCAAGTTCTGAGCAGTACAAAATATTTTATCCTTATAGATAACATCTAATTCCGTTAAACTCGCTAATACATAACCCAATTCTACCTTATAAACCACTAAATCATAAAACCTACCTTCAACTAACGTAAAAACGGATGTAATATCTAAGTAATTACCATTTACTACACTTGTAGGCAGTTCTAAATACGTTTCACTATTCGTACTATCATCTCTTAATAAAAGAACAATAGAAGTCGTGTATTCTCTCGGTAAAATCTTTATTGTTTGGTTAGAAACCGATGGAATTAAATGTATCATATTTATATAATAAAAAAATAGGGTAATTTTATTATTTAGTTCAAACCTATCACCCTATCTATCTTATAATACCTTGAATTTTTTGTTTAGAAAATCTACCAACTCCTCATTCTGCACCACACTAATCGTCATAGAATTGAAAAACAAATTTAGACATTTAATTTCGGTTTGATTTGTAGGTACATAGAATCCATTTATCTTACTTTCATCTATCCACATATCAATATACCTATCATACTCCTCCTCTTCGTTATTTTCGTTTATTGTGTAGTCTAAAATGTAAAGTTTTAGTTTCATATCCGTAATTTAAGAAAAAAAATAAAAAAAGAGGTCAAAAATAGACCTCTTTAGTAAATAAATATATCAAAAACCAATCAACTATGCCTCTGGATCAATCTTAGTAGCAGAAATGTCAGCAGTAACAGTTGCAGGAGTTACAAAGTAAGGAGGTTGTTTCTCTTGAGCATCAAAACTCAAAGTCATTCCACTCAAATCTCCCATTGCTGCGCCACTGACGATACTGCCCCCAGTTACCTCGCATCCGTGTTCAGAACCTAATAAAAACCAATTTCCGTTGTAATCTTCAACGAAAACGTGAGGTCTTGCTGCTGCTAATAATTTAATTTCTTCTTGTGTTGCCTTATCTAAGTAAGGTAGTGTTAAGTTCAATGCAGATTGATAGAATGTCGTTCCATTTTCTCTTGAACTTGTAATCGTTGTTTCTAAAGATGAATTACCTTTGATATCGTACTGATAGATTTCTACTGATAATCCGCTCCAAGCAGTTACCTCACCAGCAGAAATAGTAAGTGTACCTAAAGAACCATAATCAGCAAAACCAACAGACTTTAATCCACCTACTGAATTTTTACAAGGTAAACTTCTTCCAGTTGTTAATAAACAAGCCATATCGTTATGTTATTTTTTTTAGTTATTAAAAAAGGGTAGGCAGATTTAAAACCACCTACCCCATTAATTGTATAATCTTAGTTAATCTTAGTTAACTGCGTTTACGATTCCGTAAGTTACGATGTCCTCTACGTTTGAGTATTGTACACCAGCAGTATAACGCATAATAAATCTCACATTTTTTGAACCATCTAAGTCAGCCATATCTAAGACAGCCACTTCATTGTGATCTGCGATTAAACCAGTACCAAAGTATAAGTTCTCTTTGTAAGTAGCAATCATAGTGTTATCAGACATTCCAAATGCAGGTACAACTTTAATACCATCAAAGTACTCAATATTGATGTCTTGGTTGTTTCCTTTTCCGTCAACTCCGTTAGCACCTAAACCAGATGTTCCGAATCCACCTAATGCTCTCTTATATGCTTTCCAAACGTTTACTGCAACGTAAATGTATGCTCCTTCTTGTGTGTAAACTGCTTTAGGCAATGCATCCACCACGCTTCCTAATTCATTGATAACGTTTGTGGCTGAGATGGAAGTTCCAGTTACCTCTTGTGCAGCAGGTAAATCAGCATCAACTGCTAATAAAGATTCAAAACCATCAAATGCACCAGCACCAGCAGAACCACTCCAGATGTCTTGCTCAGTTTTCTCTGCTACTTTAGCAGCGATTCTTCCAATGAAGTACTCTGTAAAGTTTGGAGGTAAGTTATCAAATGCAGAATATCCCATTTGGATCGCTTCCCAGTCCGATTGGAATGGAGTCTTACAAATTTCAAGGTTCACTTGTAACTCTTTAGGTTGTAAGATTCTTTCTGTTAATGTTACAGATGATGTATCTGTAAAATCACAAGTAGCATCAGCAGTTAAACTTCCTAATGCAATTTTCTTTAATACTTCTTTGTACTTTACGTTAGGTTTGATTTCAACTAAACCATTTGCTAACGTATGTCCAGATAATAATGCAGCACCAACATATTCACCAGCAAATTCACCAGCGTATGTAGTCGTAATACTTGTAGTAGTAGCCATTTCTTATTTTTTTATTTTTGTTTTATTATTTGTTTGCTAATTTTCTAAAAACTCTGTCTTGAGTAGTAATTCTTTTTTGAGGAGACATTCTGAAACCTCTTTTGATCGTTTCCGTTTCTGGATTGTGAGAAATAGTTTCTTTAGGTTCAGCAGACATTTCTACTTTTTCCTCTACCTCTTCAACTTCTTCTTTTGGTTGTAAAGCCAATTCTAAAGCCTCAATCTTTTTGGTTAATGTTTCAATCGTTGAAAAGAATACCTCTTCGCTAATTGACTTAACCACTTTCTTAGGTTCTTTGGTTTCTTGTTCCATTTCTACCTCTTCTTTTTGTTCAACTTCTTCTTCGGCTTCTTCTTGAGCCTCTGCTTCTTTGATCTCTCCAACAATACCATCTTCTGCTACAACTAAGACTTTTCCATCTTCCATTGCATATTCGCCTTTAGGTACTGGGATTCGTTCATCTTCGTTTACGACAAAAACCTCATCACCTTGTGCAAAGGCTTCAGATTCTAAGATCGTTCCGTTGTCTAACTTGGCTTGTTCAAATTTTACTTGAATACCAAGCATTGCTCTAACTTTATTTAAAGTTTCCGTTGCTTTCATATTTATATAATATATTAATGATTAAAATTTGTATTTTCGTTCATTAAGATTACTTTATTTTAGGAAATTTACTTGATATTGATTTCCAATCTTTATCTGCTTGTAACATTTCTTTAGATTGTGTTTTATAATCTTTTACATTTCTTGTATATTTATTTAATTCATCATACAAATCAGCATATTGGTTTAATTGTTTAAACCCTTCTGCTTTCAATATACGATATAAATCATCAACATAATCTAAAGTTTCGTTATATCTCTTTTCGGCTTTTAAAAAATTTTCAAAAGATTGCTTTGCTTCATTATACTCTTTCTCTGCGTTTTTAACACCAGCAGATATACTCCTTGCAGTTGCTGAAAGGGAATTAACTTTATTCCATAATTTATCAGCCTCTTTTGTTCTTTCCTGAATTAAATCTTCAATTTTACCTAATTCAACTTTCTGTGTTCCTAATTCTGTTTTTTCGTTAATCTTGTTTATCTTTTGAAAAACTCGTCTTTGTTCTTTCATTTTCTTAATGTTTATATTGTTTTATCTTTCTGTTATTTCTAATACGTTTATGTACCCTATCAATTTACTGCTATTAAATCCTTCTACATTGATGTTTATGTTATTACTTGCATCTGGAGAAACCCCTGTGATAGATGCAGTAGTTGTTAAGTTCCCTGTACTCGTTCCACCTTCGTCTTTGTGTGCAATACTAACGCTATTTGAACCTATGGTAAATACTGTTTCATTACCGACATATCCACGAGAAGAAAAGAACGTAAAGTCATAAACTCTTTCAGCATTGCAGTTCTGAAGTTGTATTGTTGCAGTCATATCTCTACCAGTTGCCCAACAATCTCTTGATGCAGTATGTGGATATAATTCAGTATTTGCTACTGTGTTTGCATCACGACCATCAAAAGGTGCAGTTATTTCTAAAGACAAACTTGTAGAATTACCATCGGTATCTGTTAAGTTAGTGATTGTTTCACCTCCAGGCATATTTACTACCCCAGATGTACCAGATGGAGATGTACCTGTTGCAAAGTTATTCCAAGGAAATGCAGACTGATAAGAAGCCTCATTTCTACCAAAATCTACTTGCATTGTAATTGGATCAACAGGAGTAGGAGTAGGTGTAGGTTCTGGAGCAGGAGCAGCAGGACTACTTTCTTCTTCACTCGCTATACCATTGATTCTACCTATGCCTTGTTTCCAATACTCTGGTGCTTTACACTTTTTGTTGTTATTTTCACAACCATTTATTGTGTAAGTATTTAGGCATTTACAATATTTTGCTCTTGCCATTAGTTATTGTTTTGTAGTTTACTTATATGAAATATGATATCCCAAACTAAAGCACCACCTCCATTTGCAGTGATCTTCCATTGAGAACCATTGCTTACAAATTCATCGTCTGCATAATACTGAAATACCATATGGAACTCGTGTTCTACATCATTGCCTTTTGGAAATGATATATCAGAACCTAATCTTTCATAAGGTGTTCCGTTTCCTCCTTCTAATTGTAGTCTTATAAATGTTTGGTTTGCGTTTGAACTTGAAAACCTGAATACAACAGTTGCCATATACAATTCGTTTTCTGCATCTGCTAAAACCTTATAAGTAGTTCCGTTGTAATAATCTACATCGTCAGAACTTAGTACTACGTTTCCAGCATTGTTATTTAAAACAACACTAACACCATCTAACAATGCTAATTTATTAGAAGATGTCCATTGTGTATCGTCGTATCTACCCCATCCTTTTGAGGTGCTTCCATCACTATCTTTTACCCATACGTTATTGACAACCTTATAAAAAGATTCTTGGTCAGTATCATAAACTACAACTCCGTTTCTTATCTCGGAAGATAATCTTTCGGCAGTAGTCATTCTATCAGAATATACCTCGTATCTGGTAAATTTAGTCATTATCTATTTCCTTTAGTTTACTGATTGCCCAATTAATACCATCACTTCCTCCCCAAGCATCCCACATAAGACCACCACATCCTTCTGAGTAAGGTACATCTTTGTGTTGCTGATGTCTTTTAAAAGATGCCATTCTCGCTATTGTATCTCTTGTAATAGGTTCTCCGTTTGCCAACTGATTTGCTCTTCTCTTTCCAGTTGCTTCACCACAAGAACCCCATCCATTTTTCTCTGCCCATTTTAAGGCTCTCTTAGCGTTGTTTCTTGCACCTTGTGGATAATCAGTATAACTCTTTAGAGATAATCTTTTAAAAACCCTTCTAAGTTCCCTCATTACGCATTTAGAATATCGATTAACTCTTTTAATAGTTGTTCGTCTTGGTCTACTTCTTTTTGTTCTATTCTGTCAGCGAAATACCCTTCGATAGAGAAACCTTTTACCTTTCCAGTCTTTACATAGTTGTTCCAGATTTCGTCATTGTCTACCTTAACAGTTCCCATCCAAGTTCCAACTGGTACAGATAGGTTGTAAAGTGCAGATTTGTCTTTATCAGTATCTTCTACAATCCACGATTCAACTAAAGTAAGTCCGTTTAATTTTTGTTCGTGTTCTAAAGTACTCTCGGATTGATTTCCGTTTTGTAAGTACATTTGAGATGCCTTTACGATAGTATCTTTTGAGAAATACACATAGTATTCTTCTTCTCCATCTCTACGATAAATTGGCTTGTTTGGAATAAGTAAAGCACCCATCAAAATACGCTTCTCTTTGTCTACTTCGGCAAGTTTTATCTCTTGGTTGTTTAATGCTATAAAGTCAGATTCGATTGCAGGATTTTCAACTACTGATATCGCTTCAACTCCTATTGCTTCGTTTCCTTCTAAGATCAATTCAACTATTTTCATAATTGTATAATATTTTTATGTGGTTATTTTGTATTTTAAATAGATGCACCCTCTACGATATTCCTATCCAAAGATTGAGCAGTACTTACATCATCTGATACTACATAAGCCTTTATTGGTTCGTTCTGTTGTCCTGCAATAGTTTGTGCTAATTGACTTGTTTGTGATTGACCTACAACATTAAACGCTGGAGGTGCAGATTGCGTTGTTGCAACAGAACCAAAACTTGAAACACCACCACCAGCACCAACACTACTTCCAGAAACTTGAGCCACTTTACTATTTGCTTGTTTAATTGCTGAAAATATCGATGCTGCTTGTACTGCGTATGCAATCAACAATGGAACGTTAAAAGGAAAACCAACTTTACCAGTTTCTGCATAACCAGTTGCAATAGCACTACCAGCCTCTGCTGCGTTTAATTGTGCTTTTGTTGCTGCTTTCTTAGCATCTATTATTGCTTCTCTTGCGTTTTGTATTGCTTTAAAAACTAACAATGCACGACCTACTGCTGTTTCTTGTCCTGCAAGACCTTGAATCAGACTGAATGTCTTTTCCTTATTAGCACGTTTTTGTTCTTCTAAGGATAATTCTTCTTCGGCTAATTTTATTCGCTTTTCTCTTTCTTGTTCTTCTTTTTCTTTTTTGGCTTCTTCTAATTCAGCATCTCTTTCTATCTGTTGTTGCCTTACTTCTTCTTCATATTCTTTCAAGGCTATATCTGCATCAATCTTGGCTTGTGTTCCTTCCTTTGCTGCATCCTTAACCCTTTGTAATCTTTCAAGTTCTATTTTTGCTTCTTCCTGGTCAATTAGTTTTAACGCTTCTAATTTCTTAACCTCATCGTCTATCTGTTCTGCGTTAAATCTTTTTCTCTCTATTAGTAACTTGTTCTCTGCTTCTTCTTTGGTTTGAGTAAGTTCTATTTTTTCTCTATCCAAAGCAAGGTCATTCATCTTCTGTTCCGAAAGAAATCCTGTGATTTGTGCTTCAATACCTTTTTTATTGGCTATTGCTTCTGTTAGTGCTATTTGGTTTTCAATAGAATTATTCTTCTCTAATTCTGCTTGTGCTGATGCTATCTGCAAGTCTGCTAATGCTCTCATTGCTTTAGCCTGTTCTTCCAACTTGAGTTTTAAATCGTCATTTGCCTTTATTCTATCTGCAATACTATTTCGTTCTTCATCCCTTACTTGTCTAAGTTTCTCGGCTTCTATGTCGTATTGTTCTACTAAAAGTTGTTGTTGAGCAGCAGCCAACTTAGCACTATTAGCAAGTTTGGTTTGTTTTTGTGCAGTCTTGATTACTTCGCTTCCGTATTCCGTTACCGATTCAGTTACTTTGTCAAAAGTACCATCAACACCAGTAAAAACATCTACCATTTCTTTACCAGCACCTTTGAAAGATTCTACTGCACCACTAAAATCCCCTTTAAATAGTTTTACTAATCCACTACCAACACCAGAAAAGACTTCTAAAAGCGAATTGAAGCGTTCTATTAAATTATCTTGTATTGCTTGACCTAAGTTCTTAACTCCTTGCAACGGATCGTCAAAAAATGCCTTAAATGTCTTTTGAACATTTCCTACGTTGTCTACTAAGAAAGAAACTAAATCGTTAAAGACTAAAGAAACCCCATTCATAACAGTACTTAGTGCATCTGCTACTTTTTGATTTTGACTAAATACTTCGGCAAGTTTGTTAAATAAAGCCAATGCAACACCAATACCAGCAGCCTTGAGTGCAGTACCGATTCCTTTAATGCCAGTTGAAGCAGTCTTAGCACCACTATCAATACCTTCTAAACCTTGTTCGGTTTGTACTGCTGCTTCGTTTACCTCTAAAATAGATTGTTCTAAATTATCAAGGTTTTTAATTGCACCATCTGTTTTGGCATCTATTTCTACGACAATCTTTTCCATAATTCTTTAAATGTTTCTGGGTATTTGTTTTTTCCTTTAGCCAACCTTACGATCTCGGCTTCTGATTCTGTTTCTCTCAATAATTTTAGTATCTCTTTTATCATAAGTCGTTCAATAATTCTATGTCAGACTTTCCTGTTGTTAGGTTTGTCTTAATACTATTTATCTTGTATCTATTCCCTCTTATAATGAAAATATCTGCTAATGAATAATTGAGTAATATTCTCAATGGTAGATATGCAGTTACTTTTGTAATTCGGTTTCTTTGGTTAAACACATCCCCAACGTAATTAGAATAGTACCCTTGAAATAAAGTATCTGCAAATACATTTGTTTTGGTGTATTCGTTTGTTTCGTTGTAAAAATTTAAGTTGTCTAAATCCGATGTTCCAGTAATACTTAAACTATTCGATGGAATGTTGTAAGTTGTGATTGAATTATTTGTATTAGAACCATCCACAAAACTGATTGCAGTTGCACTTGTTTGCCTTACGATGTATGTTAGTAATGGACTTCCTAATCTTGGTTCTTGGTTTTCGTTTACTGCCCATCCATACATTACATCTATGTCTAAATTTGTTCTAAGGTCAATTAGTCTTTCGTATTTGAAATGTGCAAATGGTAGTTCTACGTTATAAGAACCTCCATCTAAATCACTTTCTCCAGCATTGTACTCTTCCGTTCCCCATTGTTTACCAAATCTCTCTGAGTGATCTTTGGCTAAGAAATAATCCGTGTCTTTGTATTTGAAATTTATTTGATTGTAAGGTAAAGCGACATCAACTTGACTACTTTTAAAATCTACAAATTTTGTAATATCATAATCCGTTCCAGAAGAATAGAAAGAATCTAATGTCTGTACTTTAATCGTACCATCATCTTCTACATAAGCAGTTAGATTGAACATCTTAAACAACCCACTCAAGAAATCTATAATCTTGATGTCTGGTAATTGCTGAGTAAGGATAAACTGAAACTCATCTTGGAAAGTAAAAGAAGAACTCGTATAAGACTTCGTACCAACAGAATTTTCTATAAAGTAATTCGCAGTCATACCTGTAATTGGTAGGTTCGCAGATTGTGCTTCTAAGTAAATTTGTATATCCCCAGCATCAAATGAAAAGTCTGATAAACCAAGCACTACCGAAGTAGTAGTAATTGTAGAACTTCTGTAAAACTCTATTCCGTTTCTGTATAACACTATTACAAAAGGATTCGTTCCAGTTCTGGTGATGGTAATTTGAAATGTAATATAATCACTACTTGGATTCCCTACCCTTAGTGTATTGGTGTTTATCATTTCAGTAGCAGTATCTGTATTTTCTGCTTCCGTTGTGAACTCATCAACCAGTCTTTCTATGTTTTCTCCAGTTGGTTTTGGCACTCCTTTCTTTCGATGCAACCATAAGAATAAATTGTTGTACACCGAATTGAAAGAAGTAAAGAAATCAGAAGAAAAGGTAAGACCATATTCCGATTCGATAGCATCTATAACTGCACCAACTCTCAATGCTGGTTTTAATTGATCCCAATACAACCCTTCTGCTGGTGTTGAAGATACATAATAAAGATTTTCAGTATCTGTAATTCCTCCAGCACCACTTGAATCGTACCCAAGTCTATGTGTATGCGTAATCATTGGGATAACCAAATCATTTGAACTCGGATCCGCTTGTAATTTTGTTAGATTGTTCGTTGAATTGTAAACGTAATTGTATGAATTTAGACTACTAAGATTAAATAGTTTGTCCTCACCAAGTAAGTCTTTTAAGGTAACTGTGTTTCCGAAGAAAGTAATCTTGTATGAATGTGCTTTGTTCTTCTTTAGTTGTACTCCTTCTAATTTTATTTTTCCTTCCTTAAATACTACGTTGTTTAGTTCTATTTTAGCACTTACTTTTTTTCTTCCATCAAAACCACCTCGAATGTCAAAGTTGTAGTAATGCTGAAATATAATATTGTTAGTCTTGGATGCTGGAATAGTAAAAGACTTCGAGAAATCAGTAAATATCTTCTCAATGCTTTTAACGTTCTGTATCGTTTGCGTTAAAGATATCGTTTCATCCTTAAATAAATCTACTCTTGTTCCTTCTATGTAAAGTTGAACTTTCTGCATTTATCGAATATCGTTTATTTCGTTGTTTGATAGTGTAACTTTAATAGTGTAATCTACCAATCTGTCGTTTACGCTTGTCTTAAACCTTAAAGATTTTGTGTCTACTAATACTGGATAAGTGTAATTTCCTTCCGTTAGCCATACTTTTTCTGATTGCATTAGTTCCTGCATCACAACGTTGTAGGATTCGTCTACAAAACCTGTATTTAATTCGTAATCCTTTTTTACATCTACCTCAAAAACTTGCATAACGTGATCAGTCGTATCGTAAACTCCATTGGATGCTACTATTGAAGAATCGTAATCCTCTTTTTTAGTGCTTATAGATTGCGTAGAACGTCTGAAAAACCATACATCTTGTTCTGCACCCCAACGATTGATGAAAGTTAATTTTAGAGGTTCAAATTTACTATCTGTCATTGCTTTGACTTGTACAAATCTTACCCCATCTGTCGTGTTTATCTGTACTGAATCCAAATCAGTAAAATCTCTTTGAGCCAATAAACATTCGTAACAACTTTCCGTTCCTATTTCGATTGTACCACCATCTTTATAAACTCTTTGCTCAAAACTATCAAAACCTTCTAATCCGTAAACATAACTTGAACAATACTCAATCTTATTATCAGTAGGATAACTATATTCTCTACCCCCAGCATAGTCTGTTCCCCTAAAGAAAACCAAAGATGCGTTCTGTGTATCAACAGGAATTTTTATAGTTGCGTTCTTAGGCTTGTAGATAATATCGTTTGATTGTAGATACCCTCTTGTATGTGTTGGGTTTTTGCCTTCTATGAAATATCCGTAACCTTCCGTTCCGAAAAGACCAGATATTGTTGATCCAGTTTGTTCGATTGAGCCTGTTGCATTTTGACCACTATACCAACGGATAATATATTCAACAGTTACCGAGTGAGAATTTTCATTATCGTATTCCCAACTAATGTAATCTCGAATTAATTCTGCTACTTCCCAATGTGCAGTAGTTGTTTCGTTCTTAATCAATTCGTATCTTAGTGTACCCCCAATAGTTAAATTCAACTTAGCACTCTGAGCAGTTGATGGTTCTATTAAAAAAGTATCTGTTATCCAATAAGGACTTCTACACATTATGTTACTCATATTCCTTTGTTGTTTATTGTATCAGACATAAAGTTTTCTACGTCTAATTTGTATGCTTCTAATAAATCTTTATTCAAGTTCTTAAATGCTTTCTCAAAAGGCTTGGTAAAAAACAAACTTGGCTTTATACCCTTGTTATAGATAGACCTGGTAATCAAAAAAGCAGTAGACTTATAAGACATAAATCTACCAGTATCTTTATCCCTAAACTGAAATCTTCTTGCTCTTACCCATTTATCTATTCCTCTTGTTAGTCCACCTTTTACTCCAGTACCCCTACCAAACTTGTATGGTGATTGTGGTGCTTTAGTTGAACTTGTTTTACCTCTTACCCCTTTGTCTTGGAATAGTCCGTATTCAAGCATCTCAATACTCAAAGTAAAACTATTCTTATGTACATCTACATCGTATTTTAAACTCTTCCAAAGGTCTTTATTTACGTTCTTATCTCCTCTGGTTAGATTTGCCCTTGATTGACTTACTACATATTTACCAAACCGATTTAGTTCCTCTTTTAACGCATCTAACATATCTGGGTTTCATTTGGTATCTCTACATCCAATGTCAATGCCCATCCTGCTACTTCGTGTTCAAATCTATCCGTAAATGGTTCTGCACTTGGACTTTCTACTAACTTATATTTATTTCGGCTAATATCCCCTCTTCGTAAAAAATCACTCAATCTGGAAACCACAACTAATTGCGTATTCAATATGTCGTGCAAATTATCATTACCTCTGAATCTATCTACTTGTGCTTCTTTCGATACGTTTCGAATATCCATACAAAAGATAGTGAAGTTAAATACTAATATGTTTTCTTGGATGTCTACGTTGTTAAGCAGAATGTGAGCAACTGGAAATAAGTCTTGTTTAAAATTCGTTACTTGTGTTATATCTCCTATTGTTACTGTGTTAATGTTTGGATCAGCAAGTAATTGTTCTTCCAAAGTTGTCGTTATGCTATAAAAGTTCTTCATCTTTTAAATTTGTTTTTTATTTCCCTTGCTTCCAATTCGTCTTTCTCTTTTATGAAACTAAGCATTGTTAAGCACTTATGGATGTTCTGTTCTGTAACTTTGTCCATTCTTGTAATATCTCCATTTGATAAAGCAAATATTGATGAATACCATCCCCATTTCCTTCCGAATCCATCTCTGCTTGTAGTTCCACCACCTCCTGTGAAGAGAGAATCGTACTGAGTGATAATTCTTTGCCTAAACTGATTAAAAAAAAAATTGCACCAAGTGCTGCACTCGTCGGCATATCTTTCATCTTATCCAAGTTTTCTAACTTGTATGGATAGATATTGTATTTATCTCCTTTCTTGTCCTTAATTGGTCTGTAAAGCACGTTCATAGCCAAATGCAAGTTCTGTATATCTGATAGATTGCCTTCCGTATCTACATACTCTGCTAAAGTCATTTCGTTCAAGTCTGGTATAAAGCCATATTCTACTCCAGCCATTGTAAATCTTTCAACGTGCTTTGGTTGTTCATTAAACATCTTAGATAGGACTTCTGATATACTTTCAACGCTTTCTAAGGTAAGTTTATAAACATCCGATAATGGAATACCACAAAACAATTCTATCGCCTTATAACTCAAAAACTCTTCGTTGTCGTTTTCATCTCTTAACTTCATATACTTCTGAAACTTCTCTAAAGAGATTTCACTAAGGCTATTTGGTACTTTGATTTTAAATGCCATATAATTATATAATACTTTTATTGATACTTTTTAATTAAAGAACGTGATATTTACCTGAATGTGGATTGTCAAGATGGAACGTGATGTTGTATCTGGAAGCATCGATTGCGTGGTTGAAGTCATCTATGTAGAGTTTACTTCCCTTGTCTAAGTAAGAGTAGTTGTTTAGTTCCCTTCCTATGTCTTGACTTTCTTGGTCTATTATTAATTTAAAGTCTTGCATTAGTGTTATTCCTTCTTCTATCTTTCCTTTTTTTACTGGCTTGATGTTTATTCCTTTGCTTCTTAGGTCTGATATCAATCTTGGTTCTGCTGAATCTGCTATGATTAGTTTTCTATCTGCTCTTGACTTGATTATTTGTGCTAACTGGGAACTTCCAAGACCTTTTGAATAGATATGTTGTTTTAAGTAAATAACTCGCTTAGATTTATCGATAGCCACCTCTACAAGTGCATCTGGATCAATACTAAACCCAAAGTCAAGACCAAACGATGTCTGCAATCCATCAGGATTAAATTTACCATACTCCCAATTCGTAAATACTACACCTTCTGCTCTGTCTAACCAACCACCTAATATTTTGTGTTTGTACTTTGGTGGGTTTGTTTTTCTTATTTGTTCTACTGAATTTATAAAAGATTCTGGT